GCCATCAAAAGCATATAATTATTATGGTACAGCCACAACAGGTGGCACTGGATCAGGTTTAACATTGAATCTTAACAGTGTTAATGATATAATCCGTCCAATAGGTGCGGGTGTCGCCGCTGCCGGAAGTGGATATACTATTGGTGATAATATTACAGTAGCAGGTACTTTATTAGGAGGAACAAGTCCTACCAATAATGTTACTTTTATTGTGACAGCCGTAACAGCTGGTGCAGTAGATGCAGTTACTTATAAAACAGGATCAATACCCATTAAATACACAACTCAACTAAGTAATTGGGTCACATTTACATATACAGCTAATGAAGGTGCACCTACTGCTATGCCTGAAAATAATACCAATTGGTATTATACTGCTACTAATCAAGTTGATATAATGGTAGCATTTAATGGTGCATGGTATGGATATGGTAATAAGGACTATGATAGTAATGGTTTCCCAATAACTGGTACAAATACTACAGATCCAAATGGACCAATTATTGCTGCAAGTGCCCCTACAACGCAAAGTACAGGTGACCCATTAAGTTACGGTGATCTATGGATTGACAGTTCTGATTTAGAAAATTATCCGGTTATTCATCGTTGGCAAAATGTAAGCGGAACAGATACCTGGGTTTTAATAAACAACACTGACAAGGTTTCAAGTTCAGGAATCGTTTTTGCTGATGCACGTTGGTCGTATTCAGGAGCAATTAATCCAGTAGATGATCCTATTCCATCAATTGCAACTATGTTAACCAGTGACTATATAGACCTAGACGCACCTCCTGCAACATCATATCCATCAGGTATGTTATTGTTCAATACACGCCGTTCAGGTTATAATGTAAAACAGTTCAGAACTGGTTATTTTACAAGTATTAATTATCCAAACGCGGGAGCATACAATCCGGGAGATCCTACAAATAGTAGCAACTTACCAGAATTCAGCTATACATGGGTAACAGTAAGTGGTAATCAAGATAATAATGCTCCTTATATGGGTCGTAAAGCACAACGTGCTATGGTGGTAAAAGCAATGAGAGCCGCTATTAGCACAAACACAGCTATACGTGATGAGGATAATTATTTTAATTTAATGGCTACACCTAACTATCCAGAATTACAACCTAATATGATTGAGTTGAATTCTGCTAGAGGTGAAACTTGCTACATCATAGGTGATACTCCTATTAATTTACCTGATAGTGCAACAGCAATTGCAGCATGGGCTACTAATGAGGCAGGAGCAAAATCTACCGGAGAAGATGGATTAGTAACACGTAGTTCATATATGGGTCTATTCTATCCTAGCGGTACTACAACTGATCCAAGAACAGGTAATTTAGTAGCTGTCCCACCAAGTCATATGATGTTGTATACATTCTTAAAGAATGATACAATCAGTTATCCTTGGTTAGCTGCTGCAGGTACACGTAGAGGGTTAATCTATAATGCTACACAAATAGGTTATGTTAACAGTACAACATATTCGTTTACATCTGTGAAAACAAGCATTGGTATTAGAGATACTTTATATCTAAACTTTATTAATCCTTTAACATTCTTTACAGGTGTTGGATTATTAAATTATGGTAATAAGTCTAGTCTTGATACTACGAGTGCATTAGATAGAACTAATGTCGGAAGACTAGTTGCATACTTGCGTAGACAGCTAACAATAGCGGCTAGACCGTTTGTATTTGAACCTAACGATTCACTTACAAGAAACCAAATAGCCGGGGTAATCCAAACATTGTTAGTTAGTTTGAAGGCTAAGAGAGGTATATACGATTTTGCTGTTCAATGTGATGATGTGAATAATCCACCGTCAGTAATTGACAGAAATGAATTGTATGTAAACGTTGCTATTGAACCTGTTAAGGCTGTTGAATTCATTTATATTCCAGTCAGAATATACAATACTGGAGAAATAGCTACAGTAGGTAAGTAAGAATTAGCCCTTCGGGGCTAATTCTAAAAATAGATAAATAAGATTAATAGGAGAAAACAAAATGGCAACAGCCTCACAATCATTGTTCAACATGACCGTAGCTTCTGATAATGCTGGTGGCAATCAGGGCTTGTTAATGCCAAAATTACAATTTAGATTTAGAGTTTTATTTTTGAATTTTGGACTAGGTGATACGCTTGAACTTACTAAACAAGTTACAGATTGTTCAAGACCTCAAGTTCAATTCCAAGAAATTACTATCCCAGTTTACAACTCAACAATGTACTTGGCTGGTAAGGGACAATGGCAGGCACTTACAATTAACCTACGTGATGATGCTACAGGCGAAGTCGCAAGATTAGTTGGACAACAATTACAAAAGCAAATGGATTTTGTTGAGCAAGCTACTGCTGCTGCAGGTGAAGATTATAAGTTCCAAATGAATATTGAAATACTTGACGGTGGTAATGGCGCAGCAGTACCGCAGGTTCTTGAAACATGGGAACTATATGGTTGCTTTGTACAAACAGCGAACTATAATACATTAAATTATGGAACACAAGAAGTTGTTACTGTTAGCTTGACAGTTAGATTCGATAACGCTATTCAGGCTCCATTGGGTGATGGTGTAGGGGCGCCGATCACTAGGAATGCCGGTAGTATAACAACAGGTATAGGTATTTAAGGATACTTAGTTATGGCATATTGGGGCGAGCAGGTAAATACTCCCGGAGCTCCTAATGGAGATGTTTACCTTCGTGATTATGCTCACGCTGCAAAAATATTTCGCCCCAATGGCTATCAATATAGTCCTAAGTTTAAGTTTTTATTTCATGTTTATTTTGATATAAATCAAGATGTTTACCCAATTGGATTAGGTACTGGAGCCAATTTTGGTCTTGCAGTAAAAACAGCAAGACTGCCAAGTTATACTTTTAGCACAAGTACATTAAATCAATACAATAGAAAAAGAATAGTACAAACTAAAGTACAATACGAGCCTATTGATATTACATTTCACGATGATAACGGAAATTTAATACGAAACTTACTTTATTATTATTTCTTATACTATTATAATGATAGTAATAAGCCGTATGTTAATATAGCAGGGTTGCAAAAAAGTCCGCAAGATTTAACTCAATTACAAGCAGGTACATTATCAATTAACAATGCTACTACAGGTTTGGGATATAACAATAGAAATATATATAATAACTCAATTACGGGAGATGTAGATTGGGGATATATTGGAGAAGGTTTGACACCTACTTCAGCTACAAATGCAAGTATAGGATATACTAAAACTCCATTCTTTAAAAATATCACTATCTACGGATTTAATCAGCATAATTTTGTCGGATATACATTAATTAATCCTATCATTAAAAGTTTTAGCCATGACACTTATAATTATAGTGAAATAGCAGGTACAATGGAACACTCAATGCAAGTAGAGTATGAAACTGTTAAATACTTCCAAGGAGCGTTAGATGGAAAAAAACCATCAGATGTTGTAACCGGATTTGGTATGGAACAATACTATGATACTGAGATAAGTCCTATTGCAAAAGAAGGATCTACCTCTCAAAACTTAGGTCAAGGAAGTTTAGTGCCATCAAATGGTGGCTATGCGACAGATTTGGCAACAAATAATCCAGCTAAAGCAACTCAGAGTGCAAGTATAGCGTATAATACAACTCTCAATCAAAATCTTGCACAGACTCCTGATATTGCATTAGATGCTTCTTTAGCTCAAGCTTCCAATATAAATACTCCAAACAGAAATCTTAATTTTGACTTTCCTATATACGGAGCCACTCCTTCTGCAATAGGAACAGCTGGTTCTAATAATGGATTGCCTCAAGCTCCTGCAACTATAAATACAGCTACCGGATTACCAGGAGTGTAACATGGCTAAAATTTTTAATCAAAATATAGGTGTTGATCAAACAGTAAGAATTTTTGATAATTTTTATAAGTTTGATCTAGTCATTAATTCAAGTGAATTTGACATAGTTAGAAGTTATTTTGTTAGTGTCTGCGATACAACAGCAATTGCAGAAAATTTTACCACCTATCTTTTTAAAATTGCACAACAAACTGGAATAGATGCGTTAACTCTTTTAGATTATATCCAAGGAAAAACTAAGTTAGATATGAATAAAGTCATATCTTACTATCTTAATAGTTTTAAATCTAAAACTTCATTATATGGTGTTAGTTACATACCTGCTCCCAATCAAGCAGTAGCTAGAAACATTGTACAATAATGGGAAATTGGGCACAGGGAATTTTTACTCCCAAAAATCCACAAAAATATGTAGGTAAACATAAACCTAAGTATCGTAGTGGTTGGGAGCTTTCGTTTATGACATTCGCTGATTTAAACGAAAATGTATTATACTGGGCAAGTGAAGCATTAGCTATACCCTATCGTAATCCTTTAACAGGAAAACCTAGTAACTACATACCTGATTTTTTTGTAGTTTATCAAAACAAATATGGTCAACAAATTGCTGAAATAGTAGAAATTAAACCCAAGAAACAAAGTTTAATTGAAAGCAGAAAAGCAAGTGCTAAAGACCGTGCTGTAGTTGCAGTAAATCATGCTAAATGGCAAGCAGCTACTGCTTATTGCAAACAGCAAGGATATACCTTTAGAGTAATTACAGAAGATGACCTTTTCTATAATGGTCGTCGCAAATAATAAATAATTCATGACCAAAAAACTTGAAGAATTATTTGAACTCCCTACGCCGGAAAAAGAAGTTAATGAATCGTTTCTTGAAAAAGCAGAAGCAGACGTTATTAACGCTGATACTTTGAACAATTTAGAAAAGATTGAAAAAGCACTGCCACAAGTTCGAGGTCTAGAGGCTAGTGATGGTGAAATGGACGAGCTTGCTAGTTTAGCAACTAATAGTTACAAAGACTTAATGGATCTTGGTATGCAAGTGGATAGTAGATTTGCTAGTGAAATATTTAATAGTGCGGGTACAATGCTCGGACATGCTATAACAGCAAAGACTGCTAAAATTAATAAGAAACTTAAAATGATTGAACTTCAACTAAAGAAAGCAGGTCTTGATCAAAAAGTGGCAGCAAAAAATGAAGAAATTGAAAATACACCTGTAGGTGAAGGTCAAATACTTGATAGAAATGAATTACTAAAAGTTTTGGCATCCAAAACTAAAGGTGAATGATAAATACATAATACAGGACCCTAAGATGAAAAGCTTGAAACAATACATTGGAGAAAGTGGAAAAACATACAA